CAGGTACGCCTAGTGTCCCGTGGACAGTTTGGCGTACCTGTGCCTTCAGGGATGCGAAGTCAAACGACATTACATCTCGTCGCCAGCGGTTTGAGCACCAGCGGCTTTACCCTTGGCGGCTTTACCTGCAGCCTTCGGCTTCGTCATCTCGCCTTCGTTGACCGGATCACGCAGGGCTTCGTCACCGTGGGCTTTTTCCAGGTCTTCGATTTCATCTTCGGTGAAGTCGAACGGCTCACCCTTCTTCACGGTGACGGTATTGCCGTCACGAAGAACTTGGGCAGTGAAATTCAGATTGATGATCTTAATGGGCATTTTCGAACTCCTATTGGTGATAAAAATCGGGCGAGTAGTTGCCCACTCACCCGTTGGTTGAGACTTATGCGACCTTGATCTTGAAGGTGGCGTTCGGCTGTGCCGGCACCATCAGCGGGGCAGATTGGGTCATCAGGTATTCGGCCCACGGGTCTTCGTCTTCCCACATCTTCGGGAACATGTCGAGCGCCTTGAAACCGGCCTTACCGTCGCGAATGGCACCGAAACAGCGGTGACCCTGGACAGCACCGAAGTCAACACCGACCACGGTATTGGTGTCGAGGATGTCGGTCAGAACGTTGGACTCGTTCTTGTACTTGCCCGAGTACAGCCACAGACGGAGCAGGCCTGCGCCGTTCGTACCGACCAGTGTGCCGAGATATTCAACGGTGTCGTCGAAGCCGTCGGTCATCTTGGTGAAGTCGGACTCGGAACCACGGACTTGCGTGTTCAGCAGTTCCTTGACATCGGCCTTGGCGCTGAACAACGCCCAGGCGTTCGCACCGAAGATCACGTCGCGAATCACAGCACCGCAAAGCGCGTTGGACGCAGCGCGGGCGTTCTTGATGTCGGTCAGATGGACGGAGGTGCCGGTATCCCACTTGGCAGCACCGGCAAGGGTGATCGACAGCGAGGCATCACGACGGAAGTCGACGGTGACCCGAGGATAGTTCTCGCCTTCGATAGTTACGGCACCGTCGATGATCGCCTTGGCGGCGAGGTATTCACGGGTCATGACGTGCATTGCCTTGTGACGGGCCAGCAGTTCGGCGACAACCGCTTCACGGCGCTGTTCGGGCGACATGCTGCCGGTCCCGAGAGCTTCACCGGGTTGACGAACAAGCACGTCATTCGGTTCAACGATGTGCTTCGGTTTCACATAGGCCGGCTTGAAGTTCACCATGTCGGAACCTTCGCGACCGAGCACCTTACCTTGGACGTTCGGCGCGACGAACGGTGCCATGCGACGGTAGTCCTCGTTAACCCGGTCAAACGCGATATAGTCAGTTTCGAAGTTGATCTGCTTCGTAAAGCACTTGTCCAGCCAGAAGGTCATCGGCGTCTTTTGGACACGTTGGACATCGAGCAGGGTGGACGTGTCGAACACGCCCATCGTGCCGAGCAGGCCGAAAGCAAGCGCCTTGTCGGCGTCGATGTGGATCGGGACACCTGCGGCATACGCGATGCCGAAGGACAAGGCCAGTACAAGACCGACCATAGTCTGCAGCTTCATTTTTTTCATGATGATTCGTTCCTCTTGAAATTGAAAACCGATTACAGACGGACGGTGCCGATGCGGATCGGGGTGCGGGCAAACGCGGCCTGACGCTCGATCAGAGTGTCGTAGGACGCGTGGACCGGCCACACCAGGGCAGCGTCGTTGAAGAAACCGCCGACATACACGCCAGCGCGAACGTCAGCCGAGGTGGCGTCGACCGCTTGAGTCAGGATGCCGTAGGCGATCTGCGAGCCGTCAGAAGCACCGGGCGTCAGGGCAACCAGTTTGCCGGTAGCGGTGATCTTGCCGAGAACGGTGTACTTCGCGAGCACGCCAGTGTCGATAATCCCTTCTTCCGTTACAACGTCGGCATCGCCAGCGAACAACGGGGTGGGGGTGAAAGAGCCGACGATTTCAGAACCGGCCAGGTCTTTGTCAACAATTGCCATTTAACTTCTCCTTGAAATGACGTTGATCGCTTACCGCTTGACGCCGGTTGCGATGGCTTGCGCATCCAGAATCCGTTGGGCGGCAGTCTTTTCACCGCCAGCGGCAGTGTCGGCACCGACGTTCGGATGCTCGGAAGCATTCATGGCCGCAGCGAATGCGTTTTCGCCAGCGGGAGCGGCTTCGGCCTTTTCCTTGGGGGCTGCAGCCAAAATGGCAGCGGCAGCTTCAACCGACATGTCGGTGTTCAAGGCGAGGTGATTCGCCAGGGTTTGCCGGTCGGCGGCTTCGGCGTGGGACTGGATACCCTTGATGCGAGCACGTTCAGCATTGCGCTCGGCAGCGGCATCAACCTTGGTTTCGACCGTTGCACCTTCAGCGGGGGCTGCGGTAGCGGTTTGGGTGACCACGGCAGTGGTTGCGGTGGCGGAAGTCGAGGTGCGTTCCGCACCCGGCTTTACAGCAGAAGTAGACATATCGTCGTTCTCCATTGTTGCTTCCGAATCGGAAAGCTCGTTAAGGAACGCATTCACCGCATCAAGCGGGGCGGCAATTGCGTCAATCAGCCCAAGGTCGAGTCCTTCGGAAGCCGTGTAACAACGGGCTTCCGTATCAAAGACAACCTTGGTGTCGAGACCCTTGTTTGTTGCGACAAGGGCCACGAACTCTGTGCGCGTCGAATCGACGCTTTTCTGGATGTCGGCTTTCACCGACGCGGGAAGCGGCTCATATGGGTTCCCGTCAACCTTGTGATCCCCCGAGTGGATGAAGGTGACCTTCACTCCCGCCTCTTGGAACATCTTCGAATAGTCGACGTGCATGGCGACGACGCCAATACTCCCCACACCACCTGACGGCGTGCAGACGATCTTGCTGGCCGAACTCGCCAGTGCGTAACACGCCGAGTAGCAGGCGGCATCGACAACTGCGACAGATGGCTTCAGGTCACGCGATGCGCGGATTTCAGCGGCAAGCTCGAAGCACCCGGCAACCATGCCGCCGCCTGAGTTGACGTCGAAAACAATCGCTTTAACGTCGGCATCATCGAGTGCCGCGACAAGTTGGTTCCGGATGAAGTTGTAGCCGGTGACCCACCCCCATGACCACGAAAAGCGATTGATCAGCAGACCGTGAATCGGAATGAAGGCGATACCGTTCGCGTATGCGAACGGCTTATCCGTGTCGGTAATGTGATAGCCGTAAGCGGCGAGAAGGGTAGCTTTTGCTTCCTGTGCGGCGTCGTTCTCATCCTTGGTGTTCGCCGCCGACAGGTTTTGAACGGCCTCGGTCAACAGGTCAGCGTAGGCGAGCGCGAGCATTGCCGGCTGTCGGTTGAAACCACTGACTACTGTTCTTGCAAGTTGCTTACTCACAGGTTGTCCTCCGTTCTGCGCGGAATTCTACTCGCGGTTGCGCAGAAAACAAATAGTTGATTTGTGCGATCAATTTGCTGCCTTGTCCTTGGGGGCCGACTTTTCCTTTTTCGCACCCTTCTCGGCAAGTACCTTCTGAGCACCTGAGTTTTTCTTCTGCGCATCTAGGTCGAATTCGAGACCGTAAGACTCGATGATCTTTTTCTCACGGGCACGCTGTTCGAACATCTTCCGGAAATCCTCGCCGAGCCTGGCACATTCCTTCTCGTAGGTGCTCAACCCGCTCTTGATCCGAAGGATCGCAGCCTGGGTTTCCTTGGTCTCATCAATCTGCCCACGGCTCGCCCCGATCCAGTCGCACTCGCAAAGGGCATCCTTGACCATCGGCTGATAGAACCAGTCGCGAGTCTTACCTTTCGGCAAAGGGATGTTCCCGGCTGCGAGTTCCTCTTCCAGCCACAAGGTATAGATGTTCGACGCGAGACGGTCAGCGACGGCCTTTTTGCGCGACTGCATGAACTTCCAGGTCTCGTTCATGGACGCACGGGCCGACGAGTAGTTCGTCTTCGTGTAGTCACGGCTGAACTGCTCGTAGGAAAGACCGAGTGCCGCTGCAGTATGACGAAGCAGGGACTGTTCGAAATCCGTCCCAACACCTCCGGGGGTGCCGACCGGGCGCAGGTTTAGCTTTGTACCAGGGAACAGATGTGGGATTTTCACCCCGTCCATTGCGATGTTCTTGCTCCCGCCGAGGTAGCTGCTCAATGCCCCCATGTAGAAGCCGAGGTATTGCTGCATTGCGTCCATCGGCCCATTCGCGTTACCTGCCCCGATTGCCGCGAAAACATCGGCACTCGGAAGCTCGGACTCGATAGCGGCAGCATAGCTCGCATTGACCACGGCATTCTGCAACGTGATCTCCTGGAAGCTCTTGGTCATTCGCATCTGCTTCAGTGCCGCCACCATGTCAGCGATGCCTCGTGACTGATCGGGTAACAACTGATCGATGATATGGATAACCTGTTTCCGGCCCCACGGCTTTTCAGCAGGGATCGCTTTCCAGGTGTAGGCTTGTAGGTCAGCGTACCTGTCGCCAGGGTGGCCGTTGCGAATATGGAAAATCAGACTGCGACCGTACTGATCCCGCTTGATACCACGGCGCATGAAGCGGTCGTCAGAAACACCGTCTGGATTGCTCAGACGGTCAGGCGAGATGATCTGAATCGCAGTCTTGAACGGACGACGCGATTCACGCATCCACTCTGCGGTACCGAGCACTTCCCCGGTGAAAACGAAACCACCGACACCGAGGCGAATCAGGCCAGTGAACGTATTTTTGCGAGAAGCATCGAACCAGCATTCCTCCGATTCGGAAGCGGTATGGAAACGAGATTCGACGACAAGCTGGAACTCTTCGGCCCACCCTTCGCTTGCCCCGAGAACTCGCCAGTTCGGCTTCGCGTTTAGGCGGTACTGCGAACCAACAATGTTGTCCTTGTGCAGTGTTGCCGCACCTGAGACATACCCATCGTTTTGAACCATGTCTCGACCACGGGCGTCAGCCATCGGCTTGACCCCGTTGATGATCTGGTCAGGGGATTGCATTGACGGCGTCCACCGTGCCGTTTCACGCGAATTCCGCTCGGCACCTTCGATAGCACCGCCGAAGGCATCAATACTCAGGGGTTTGGTTTCAGCGTCCATCAGAACAGGAATCCGGCAGGCCCGACAACCCGATTCGGCACGACATTAAGCTCGCGTTCGAGTTGCTGGATGTAGAGGTAGAGCTTTTGGGAATTCGCGG